TATCGCATCCATACGTACCCGAGTAAACCCAATTTCATCTTCTACGATGGTGATGTTGACGATGGTTTTCATTAGTTTATTGTAAAACTTTTTCCAGCACTAAAAAATTTGCGGGCAGGGCTACGCCGGGTGACTGGGGTATTCCCATATCCTCCATCATATTAGGTTCTTCTGCCCTGATATGACCAAGTGCGCTGGACGGATTAGTTCATCGGGATACCTGCTTTGGCTGTCACAGTCAGGTATGCCTGTTCAAGTCGCCTAATCAACGCTTGAACGCATCGGTTGGTCGTGCCGACACGGTAGGGTTTTCTTCCATGCCGCCCCCGTTGGGCGCTTGCTATCGGGTGGAGTCCGGTAGCCGTGGAAACAAAAAAGCCGTTATCTACTGCACCCGGTGGAAACCCCTTCACAGGGGCAGGTGCATGAGATAACGGCCTTTCGACTGTCGCTTTCCACGGCAACAAGTGTGATTCTACACAGTCCACGGATGTCCGCAAGCATTTTTTGGTATTGTCTCAAATTTTAGGTACGTTCTCCGCCCCTTCGGTACGCTCTCATCATTTTTCGGTATGGTCTACACGAATGGATCATGTGCATAAACCATGCGCGTGGTAACGTTTCCATTCGTAAAAGCCGGGTAATGCAAATTCCAGACGAAAAAAAACCGCCCGGTTAGGGGCGGTTGGGTGGAACTGTTACCAGTTGTGAACCCGTACCTCGAATCTAACATCTTCCGGCTCGTCAGGGTCAACGGTCACCATCGTACGACATGGGCGGGCGTCATGTTGTGTGACTGACTCTGCCCAGTCTGCAAATTCCGTGGCCTGAGCTTCAGTCGGGAAGTGGTGCCATATAACCCCCAGCAGGGGTAGCCATTCGCGTGTAAATTGTGTTTTCATAATTAAAGCCGCCCCGGTTAGGGGCGGGGTAGGTTAGTCGGTCCAGCGGTTGCGGGTTGATTTCCAGCCGCTGAGGATGAGAACGAGCAGGGATAGCAAGCGGCGGGTCACAACAGCGAATCCCGCAAAGCCTGAGCGGCGGCGATAGAGCGCAGCGGCCCCAGCTTAGGCGCGTGAAGCTGCAAGTCTTCCAGCAGCCACGTTAGAGCGGCCAGCAGTTCAGGCGCGGCGGCGATTAGCTTGGCGTCGTCCGGGTTTCGGGTATCGGTGTACACAATCTCACCGATGGCCTGATTGTGTGAATCATTGACCAAATACACCCGGCGGCTCTCACCGGGCAAAATGTTCCAAGGGGCAGACGTGTGCATTATTCAGCCCCCAAACCGTTGTGATTTTTTCATGAACCCTTGATCCTCGAAGCTGAAAAGATGCCACGGTGCATCCTTCAAACCCCCGGATGGATAGTGTTCGCATGGGGGGACTAGCCCGCGATTGATACAAACCCGAAGAACTTCCCACTCTGGCTGATTCCCGTAGCCGAACTGAAACGGCACCAGAAAAGCCCGCTCGTGTTCGTCGGTACATTCCACCGTCACCCGCGCGCTGAAATAACTGTTTCCGTTGACGTCATCGCGCCAGCGGCGGATCACTGCGCGAATTTTGGTTTCGGGTTTGACGTCGATACACTCCCATGCGTGGGTGATCATGTAAGCCGAAACCTCATCGGTGCATTTTTTCAAGTCGGCGGAATTGATCCGAACCCCGAAGGTTTCGCGGGCGCTGTTCGCGGCGGCCACGCATAGGCCACGGATATCGCGGCGGTATTCGGGCCACGTTGACGAACCTTCGATATTCTTGAAGGCCAGATGGCGACGGCGATCATAGGTCGCCCTATCGTTGATAACGTTCAGGTGCAATATATCGTTCACGGTATTACCTTTTGGCTGTTCGGTGGAAAACCCACCCCAAAGCGCCCAAGCGGGCGCGATGGGCTAAGCTCAAGCCGCAACCGAAAACGGCACGGGCTCGAGGGGCCAGCGGTTTTGAAGATAGTGGTTTCGATGCTGCTCGGGATCGTATGGAATCCAGCCGGTGCGCGTGAACCCGAGATTGTCGGGACCGTCGAACCTCCTGCAAGCGTCGCACCTGACGCACCAATAATCGGTGCCGGGCGTTTCATTCGAGGGTCGGCTCTGCGCCCAAAGTCCGGTTTTCCCGCACTCCTGGCCCCATGTTCCAGGATGGCTATAACGGCATTTTCCGCCCATCATCAATCCTCCAAAATAGTATCAAGCCAAACCCATTCGCCTCGGTCCCCGTTCCATACTTCGGGTTGAACGGTCACCTTCATGGACTGGGCGGCTCTGAGCGCGTAAGCTTTTGTTCCGTCGATGGCGATGGGCATACCACCGACGAGAATCCGAAATTTTCCCTCGGAGAAGGAAAGTGTTCCCTCAATCATGTAAACTCCTGAAAGTCAAAATCTAGACAATCGCACGCGAGTGTTCCGGCATCATTGAACGGGCGAAATTCTGGTTCTCCGCCGACCCCGACGCAGACACCGGGTCGAGCAGAATTCAGCCACTCGAACAATTCTGCCTCGTCTTCATCGGTCATGCCGGATGAATCCCCATTGATCAAAGGGCCGGCCCAATGGGCGGGCAGGGTGTATTGGGTTGTTTTAATCGTGGTCATTTTCTCTCCTTTAGTACACAAGAACATCAAAATAAGCCAGCGCGAGAGCGGCAAGAACGAGCCCGATCAAGGCAGCGGCGATACAGTCACGCATGGGACCACCTCGCGCCCACCACGGTCGGGAAAAATTCGCCCCGGTGCCCGTCATCGTCAATGGTCCAAACCCGGCCCGTGCTCGCGTCATGCTGTGGCGGGCGCCCCCCCATAACCGTAAGCCCCCGGTCACCCCGCACAGCATTCTGGACGATGGGCTCACCCGTCTTATCGTCAACCAAAATGCAAGCGCGGCCCCGATGGTCCACCCCGGCCAGAATCTGCGGCATGGCAGCTTCGATGGAATAGTCAGAATCTCCATCTTCGAGCGCGGTGACCAGTCCGTCGAAGTCTTCCGATGGACCGAGAATCTCGGCCATCATGAGCACGGTGTCCCGGTCATACTCTGCACAGAGAGAGTCCAGATAAGCGCGTCGATTCGCAAAACCGTTGTTGATGTAGTCGTTCATTTTGAAACTCCGTTGAAGCGTGGCAGTGCGCGGACGAAACTATCATGGTCAGTGTGATGTTCGTCCAGCGTTACCGATACCCCACGGGCGGCGGCTGCGGTCATAAATAAACTGGCGTCGCAATCCTCTTCGAGGTATCCGGTCGAGGCGTCGCGGTACGAGTAAGACGAGGGAACAATTCCCCAGTCGCGGATTAGTTCAAGCGGCACAGCGATCCAGCCGTGGCCGGGATCTTGCAGATAAGTGATTCTCATTCTGTGTCTCCTTTGAGGTGAGGGGCCGTAGCCCCGTGGGTTTAGAGTTGAGTCCATTCGCCAGAGTCGGCGTCGTAATATTTGATATACGTGCAGCCAGCGTTCGGGCTGCCGAATTCGTCGAGCGGCGCGAAGCCATCTTCGCTGTCCGGATCACCAAGCAAACGTCCGGAATAGTTCAGGTTGCCGTCGTCGTCGTACATCAGGAAGCGAGCCCCGAACCCCCCGGCAAGCGCGGTCAGCGATTCAGGGCTCGCGCCCCGTGGTCCGGTCAGCCCCGTGGCGTTCAGGCAGGTGCCCGGCTCGCCCTCCGGCGCATAGTCCCGGTCTATGATCCATGCATGTTGGTTCATGCTCATCCCTTCACCTCACGCCGCAAACGCGCCTCGAGGTGCGCCGGATAGGTTGAGAGATCGTGCGTTTCAGTAATTCGATCCATGTTTTCTCCTGTCTGTTAGTCGGTGGGCTACCTGCCCGCTACATCTCATGCATGGACCGTGCCAGCATCGACACGGGGGGAAACGGACCGGATAGACCGTGGAACCGTCCGACAATCGAACGGTCAATCGTCCGACCGTCCGACCGGAAATCGAACGCGTTGTAAAAACACAACGTTTCATGGTAAGCGATCCGGCAGGCGATCCAGCCCGAAAAGGGCGAAGCCCGTGCAGTTTCCCCGATGTTCCCCTATACTCGGCAACATTAACCGTAGAGGATAAACAAGCATGGTCAACAAGTTAACCCGTAAACAAACCCAGCAAGCATTGGATACGTTACCGATGAGCCATATCCTTGGAAAGTCCGTTTCCAATGGGCTAACCCCAAAACAACGAGAATTCGCCCGTGAAGTAGCCAAGGGCGCAAGTAAAGCCCAAGCCTATCGCACCGCGTATAACCCAAACCCGGCCCCAAGCACTATCGTCACGACGCCTTATAAGGTCGCGGCCGATCCGCGAGTACAGCGCGAGATCGAGGCGTATCAGTTAGCTATAGAGGCTGCGAAACATAGAACTCCGGCTGCCCTGCGTGAACTGGTCATCCAATCCCTCGTTCAGGTGGTCATCGACCCCGACAGCAAGTCATCCGTTCGCGTTGCCGCGGCTAAGGTATTGGGCACGGTAACTGAGGTAGCAGCCTTCACCGAACGCAAAGAGGTTAGAACCATTACTAGTTCAGAGGATGCACGAAACCGGGTAATGGGCGAACTGCGCCAGCTTATCGCGGCGGGCGCAGAGGATGCCACGCTCGTTGCATCACAGGCCGATGAGCTACTCGCTGAGTTAACTGGTAACGTTACCGGTAATATTACCAGCGAAGGGGTGACGTGCGATGGAATGGAGGAGGCGAAGACCCACCCGCACCCGACCCCCCGCTGCACAGTTCAGGAGTCCGCATCTGTACTACATACTATTCCACCCGAAGTCCCACCAATCCAATCCGATTTGGAACCCCCCCCGTCAACAAACTTTTGACCAAGTGAAAAAATTTTTCGCAAAAAATTTATCGAGTCTTGGAAACATTACCAGTCTGGATGTTGGAAACGTTACCAATCAATTGTGTGGTAACAATACCAGTGGTAGCACTACCATGAACCTATGTGGAAGTATTGCCAAGAAGAAGGTTCAGATAGCTGCGATAGAGATGCGGAGGGTGGAGAAGAGTTTTGAAGAAGTGATGGAGTTGAAGATGAGTCCAGCCCAGAAGGAAGTGTTTATTGTTATAGATGAGTGGTGGAAGAAGTTTGGCTATAGCCCGACGATTCGGGACATTGCATTTGTGAGGGGGAAGATGGGGTTAGGGTGTACACACAAGATCGTGGATAGGCTTGTGAAGTTGGGAGCCATCAAGAAGGTTAAGGGTCAGGGTAGGTCTATTCGGCCTGTGTACGTTAATTTCAGGACGTTGGAATGAACATAGATGAGTTGGTAAGGAGTCTGAGTCCGGCGGATCAGGAGAAGTTATTGGCTCAGGTATCTGAGTACAAAGATGCTGTAGAGAGGGAGAAGTGTCAGGAGCACTTCATGCCGTATGTGAAGAAGATGTGGCCGGGTTTTATACATGGCAGACATCACGCAGTTATGGCGAAGAAGTTTGAGGAGATTGCTTCTGGGAAATTGAAGAGGTTGATCATCAATCTTGGGCCTAGACATACGAAGAGTTTCTTTGCTTCGTATCTGTTTCCGTCTTGGTTCTTGGGGAAGTACCCGAACAAGAAAGTAATTCAGGCTTCTAATACAGCGGACTTGGCTGTGGGTTTTGGTAGGCAGGTCCGTAACTTGGTTGGCTCTGAGGAGTACGCAAAAATTTTCAATGGCGTATCTCTACGTCAGGACTCGAAAGCTGCTGGGCGGTGGGCGACTAATCAGGATGGGGAGTACTACGCTATTGGTGTAGGAGGAACCATGACTGGTAAAGGTGCGGATTTACTGATCATTGACGATCCTCACTCTGAAGGAGAAGCTGCTCTAGGTGATCCGACTGTGTATGAGAAGACTTACGAGTGGTATACGTCTGGTCCTAGACAGCGACTTCAGCCGGGTGGGGCTATTGTTATCGTGATGACCCGCTGGGCGAAGAATGATCTGACGGGGAAGATACTTAAAGACGCTGGAGAGCTAGGAAGATTGGATGAGTGGGAGGTCATTGAACTACCCGCGATCATGCCGAGTGGTAATCCTCTATGGCCGGAGTTCTGGTCGCTGGATGAATTGACTGCTCTGAGGGATGAACTTCCTCCTGCTAAATGGAATGCTCAGTATCAACAAAATCCTACCTCTGAAGAGGGGGCTATTGTTAAGAGAGAGTGGTGGAAAGTATGGGAGAACGACAATCCTCCTAAGTGTGACTTCTTGATTCAGTCATGGGACACGGCTTTTACTAAAAATGAGAGAAGCGACTACTCGGCCTGTACGACTTGGGGGGTTTTTAAGCTCAACGAAGACGAGAATGACGTTAATGTGATCTTGTTGGACTCATTTCAGAAGCGAATGGAGTTCCCAGAACTAAAGGAAAAGGCTTATCAGCACTATAAAGAGTGGGAGCCGGATGCTTTTGTAGTTGAAGCGAAGGCTGCTGGCGCTCCTTTGATCTTTGAACTGAGACAAATGGGCATTGTGGTAAGTGAGTACACTCCCAGCAGAGGGAATGACAAGTTTGTTCGTATCAATTCTGTATCTGACCTGTTTCGTTCGGGTAAAGTATGGGCACCTGATACCAGATGGGCCAGAGAAGTAGTCGAAAACATGGCAGCTTTTCCAAATGGCGATCACGATGACTTAACTGACAGTGCTGTTCAAGCACTTATTAGATTTAGACAGGGCGGATTCATCCGATTGGACTCTGATGAAGCTGAAGAACCCTCTTATCACCGTAGAAAACGGATTTATTACTAAGGATTACTGATGGCGACCAACATAGACAAGGCAATGTCCCCGTATGTCATGGAAGAAGGACAGCCCGACATCGAAATTGAGATCACAAACCCGGATGATGTAAAGGTTGGTATCGATGGAGTTGAGATTGATCTTGAACCGGGTGGCGATACTGAAGGCGGTGAAAGCTTTGATGAGAATCTGGCCGATTACATGGATGATTCTGCTTTGCAGAGTATTGCATCTGATTTGCTTGATCTTGTGGATGCTGATGTCAATTCCCGCAAAGATTGGGTGGACTCGTTTGTCAAGGGGCTCGAAGTACTGGGGATGAAGTACGAAGAACGTACTGAGCCTTGGTCTGGTGCGTGTGGTGTTTACTCAACTCTTCTGACTGAAGCAGCCATCCGGTTCCAAGCCGAGATGATTACCGAGACTTTCCCTGCTCAAGGGCCAGTCAAAACCCAGATCGTGGGTGCGGTAGATAAGATGAAGGAAGAAGCCGCCAACCGAGTCAGGGAGGACATGAACTTCAAGCTGACCGAGGAAATGATTGAATACAGGGCAGAACATGAGCGGATGCTGTACTCCCTTGGCTTGACTGGCGCTGCGTTTAAGAAGGTTTACTACGACCCAGCAATGGGGCGTCAGGCTGCAATCTTCCTTCCAGCCGAAGACATGGTGATGCCATACGGTGCATCAAACATTTACAACGCCGAGCGGGTTACGCATGTGATGCGTAAGACAAAAAATGAAGTTAAGAAGCTACAGGTTGCTGGTTTCTATCGGGATGTGGACTTGGGCGACCCGGTACACATTTTTACGGATGTGGAGAAGAAGAAAGCAGAAGAGCAGGGCTACAGCCTGACCGACGATGATCGGTATCAGTTGCTTGAAATCCACGTTGACTACGACCTTCCCGGTTTTGAAGACGACGATGGCATAGCTCTTCCTTATGTAATTACCGTCGAGCGCGGTACTCAGGAAATTCTGGCTGTCCGCCGTAATTGGAATGAAGAAGATCAGCACCGTCTGAAACGCCAGCACTTCGTGCAGTATACGTATATCCCCGGCTTCGGTGCTTATGGTCTGGGTCTGATCCACCTGATCGGTGGTTATGCCCGTGCAGGTACTTCTCTTATTAGACAGTTGGTTGATGCAGGTTCCCTTTCAAATCTTCCGGGCGGTCTTAAAAGCCGGGGATTGCGAATCAAAGGCGATGACACGCCTATCGCTCCGGGTGAATTCCGGGACGTGGATGTTCCATCGGGAACTGTTCGCGACAACATCATGCCACTCCCTTACAAGGAGCCAAGCCAAACTCTTCTGTTGTTGTTAAATCAAATTACAGAAGAAGGCCGTAGGCTGGGGGCTATCTCTGATATGAACATCAGCGACATGAGTGCTAACGCACCTGTCGGTACGACGCTGGCCCTCCTTGAGAGAACTTTGAAAACCATGAGCGCCGTTCAAGCGCGTGTTCATGCCTCTTTGCGGATGGAGTTCAAGCTCCTCAAGGCGATCATTCGTGACTTCGCCCCAACCAGTTATTCGTACACGCCTGATGGCGGTAATCGTAAGATTAAGCAAGCCGACTACGACATCGTGGAAGTAATTCCAGTCAGTGATCCGAATGCAGCTACTATGGCCCAGCGGATCATGCAGTATCAGGCTGCTAT